CATCGAAAGCGCTTATCGAATAAGCACTATCTAAGACTGGAAAATAAGGCTCAAGACGTTCGTGCCAGTACTTCCAAACATACTTCTGGTTACCCATGGTACGATCGGAAGTAATACCGGGTCCGTGCCGTGGGACCAACATATCAAGGCGTAAATGCCCCAACATATTATCCCACAGCACAGCCGAAACTTGAGCAAAGCGCTCATAGTCGGCTGTCGGTAAATAAAACTCGGCGAAGGATCGCTCAGTTTCAACATAGGAATGAAGCGTCTTTGCAACCCTCTGAGGGCTGCACGGTAACTCCATTTTCTTGAAGGTAAGGCAAAATTGCCTTGTTGCTTCAATGATAACGGAAGCTTGAACCGCTTCAAGTTTTTCTTTGTCATAAATCCTCCCTGTCTCACGGTTAAAGAGTTGACTAAGCATACCTTGCAAGAATGCAGGGATTGCGCCAGATCTCACCTTCGCGAAATTGCGAAAGTGAACTGTAGAGTCGATTGTCCCCGTCTCTAAGGCCTTTTCGAGGTCCGAAGAGAACTGGGGTAAGGTTATCGTTAGGAATGATAACCCTTCCTCTTTAACCCGTGATCTCAAAGTTATAAGATCACGTAAATCAGAGACTTCAGCGATACACTTAGCACACGCGTCTTCATAGACACAATGTGCCATCTTCAGCAGATCACTTACGTTGCTTTTCAAAGTAACCCTCCTTTCGAGGTGGGCAGACTTTCAAGCCACGAAGTCATCCTCCAGGGAACATTGCCGACCCCCATGGGACGGCACCCTGTCATAACTATTACAACGAGTGACGCGTATACAAAGCGCGCCAATTACCCATAAGATAGGGCTTGAGGTCAGGAATTCAAAACTCCCGACCAACAAGTTTTCCTATAAGGGTCGCATCCACTTGGGCGAAGAGCCCAGCGGCAAGCTGTTGTATCTGTGCAACCGAAAACCCCACCTCGGGGCGATCGATCACAATATACACACCTAAAGTTTCGTAATCGTTGACAGTTGTCAACGGGTCCGGAACCACGGCGAGCTGGTCGACACGTATCATCGAACGAATTCGTTTGTTCGATTTCTGATGTGAGACTTTTTCTGTAAAAAGTGCATCAGACGTCTGATAAGTGGCTGAAGAGCCTTCTATCAGAATACGTGCCATGACTTTTGCTACAGAATTAACTGTAATAGTTAGAGGGTCGGATAACATAGTGGTTGATCTCCTAAAAGATAAGGACGGTTGATCACTAGTGTTCTCTCACGACTTGTCCAAAGAGTCAGTGAGAACTTAACAGCAAGTGAAGATGGAATCTAGCCTACCTATGGGATAGCCCTAAGGCAGCTAGAATTGCTAATTGGCGGCCCGAAAGTGGGTTCGCCAGGCGAAAATTGAATGAACTATCTGCACCTTCGCGTCGTTTGGATTCAAAGTATCGATACCAAACGATGTCATGCTTCTTTCCATCCCATGTAGTGAATTTCGAGTTAAGCTCAAAACGGTACATGGAGTGGTGCATGAGGTACATATATTTGGACGCAACACTGTCTGTGGCAAGATCCTGGAACAACTGAATGTTGTCCCCGACCTTAACAAACCAGTCGACAGCCCACGTCCAGGGATATGCTCTCCATATTAGCATAGGGTTGACTTGGAGACCTAAGAGCGTCAAATGACGGTCTATGTCTCGCACGATGGTAAAGTTACCATAGTCCTTGCTAATATCGAATTCGGGTCTGTAAGACTTGAAGACTCCCTCGTACCAAACATCAGTAAATTTCTGAAGTTTGATAGTGTATGAGGCTCCAGGCTGGTAGAAATCGGCGCCATTGTAACTCATGGGTGAACACCCAGGGTTACTCTGCGTCCATACCACCTCTTCAGACTCAATTCTCCTGTCAGCGCGGATCCGTTTCACCCACTGAGCATTGTCTCGCTCTAACTGAGCGAAATGCTTTTGTGCATTAAGAGTTGCATTATTTAATTTCTGCAAATCTGAAATGAACGGAGCCCAGCCAAACTGGGTATTCACGAACTCACCTGCAATATGCTTGGGAAGCATATTGGTGCTCTTTAAGTTACCTCCCACACGTTTCCAATAATTGGCAAACGCTTCAGAGGCAGCCGGGAGATTTCCTTTCAGTCGCGTAGCCTTGTGAGCCACGTAACTGACAGGTCCCTGTAGCATACCATTGGCGTCGCGGATTTCCGCAAGAAAGACGCCCATGTCTGCGAGTTCGGGTTTTGGGCGTAGCCTACTGTACGCCCCCGCACCTAGTGAAGACAAATCGGGTACTAAAGTCAAATTAGGTTCTCCAGATGCAATCCCGAGAAGGGAATCATCTGAGAATTCATCTAAATATGGATACCAAGCAGGCCCAAAGAAGGCCCCTTGATAGAACCACGTCTCTCCAGTCCAGGGGTTTTTAGTCCCTGGATCGAGATAATACTGACCTGCATCCCGAAGATCTATGTATGGAAACCCTACTTGCAGTTTCTTAAACGCGCCTCCAGTGACGTATGGTGGACCGGGATTAACCGAGTCCCACACCGTCTCACGGGAGGAAGTGCGATTTTGATAGGGCGTATAGACGTCCTGTGCAAGAAGCGGAGCTGGATAACCGTTGGCAATGTTGTAAATACTGCCAGCTTTTACGGATCCCCCCGCGGGGATCTGGGTGTCTCGTGTCCGTATTCGGGGTCCTAGTGTCTTCACAACAATTATCCTTTCATTCAATTTAAAATGGAAACATCATCGCTGATGTCTCAAACGGCCCCGAG